GTATAGTCTGGCGTGAAGAACGGTAGAATCTGTTCTAGTATTTGTGAAGCATCTTCTGTGTTACGCACATAAATCGACATAGAGAAACTGTAGTTGTACGGTACAGGAACAAACTGAGAGTTAATTGAGGTTGATGTATTTGCAGAAAAATTACGAATCATCGAAGGTAATTTACGCGATTCATCATAAGCCATACCCGTTAATTCAAATGAGATTCTAGGCACCATCGTTGCGATAGATTTGGTAAGCGTAGGATCAGTTGTCAAACGAACAATGTACTTTTCTTTTCCACCATAGTTAAGTGGTACTTTAAATTTTTCTAATTTTTGACCAGTTGATGACTGTCGAATCACATACAGATCGTTGAAGATTGTTCCAAAAGCAACAACAACCTTACGCATAGTACGATGATAAAAATGTGGATTATTAAGCATTAAACTTCACCAAATGGATTGTGTTCTGAGAAGTCAATGATTGAATTGGCTTCTGTTTGAATTCTTGTGTTGTCAACAATATCTTCGAATGCATTATTGTCGAATGCAGTATCGTCTGTTGTAGCAGATACCCATCTTGCATTACTTGTTGAACCAATTGTATTTGCATTTGCAGCGAAGTCGCCTTGAACCATAACAACATCTAGTTTTCGTGTTGTTGGATTCCACGAATGTACTGTTGCGCGATATGTGGAACTGGCATAGTTAGTACCTTGATATACATATTCATCTTGTACGTAGGTACCTGTACCACCAGCATTCATGGATAGTTGTGTTCTTTGGTATGCATCACGAATCTGTTCATCGATTTCTTCAACGCCGGTATGAATGTATTCTTCAGAAAAGACGAATTGTTTACACTTTAGTGCATAGACATAGACGTTGTTACCACGACCACGACCCAATGTATAGAACATTGCTTGATCGTTTTCATGTTCTACAGAAGTAATCTCAAAGAAGTTTTGTACTAGTGGTACAAAAATCAAGTCACCTTCTCTAGGACGAAATAGATTTGAAGATGCTGTTGTATACTTGAATCTGCGGCGAGAAACTAATAGTGTAACTTCATCACGAATCTCAAGCCCAAACTTGGACATGATATCACCTTCACCATCCATGCCAGTGACATTCTCAAGATACATTTCTAGATTATATGCTTTGGTATATGATTTTACTGTATCTTCACCATATAGAAAGTCAAAGTCGCTACCACTTCTTAATTCTCTAGGCAAGTAAAAAACATCCATGCCATGAATCTGCATAGCTTCGATAACTAAATCTTCCACCAGCAATTGCTCACTGGTGATCTGATTAGTAGGAAAGTTGTTGAAATAGAAGTTTGTTGGCACGATTAGCCTGTGTATATTTCGCTTGGCAGGCTACCCATTTGATACATATCTTCTTCCATTTTAAGAATTTCTTCGTGTGCTTCTTGCATGATTCTTGGACCATCAAATGTCACACCACCAGGCATTTGAATACCAGCAAACTTAGATAGGTTTGAACCCCATTGATATTTAATTTTTGCTGTTGCGTATTGCTTTAAGAAACGATCATTCCAAACATCTGTGATACCAGTCTTACTGATTGAAACATTTGATACTGCTGATGTTAGATTATTAATTACAAGAAGTTGTGTTGCAGTATTTATGCGACGAACTTGAACTTCTTGCCCATCAGATAATACGATAACATCGTTCTCTAGAATTTCTTGATCGAATTTTGTTCCGTAACCAATGATTGTGTTTGATGTAGTGTTACCTGTTACGGTACCGGTAAGTGTGACTACATCAGGAATCAATTTGCGATAACATTCAATAACAACATAATCGCCTGCATGTAAGTCACCTGACCAATCGATATCTAAGAATAGTCTGTTTTGATTACGGTTGAAACGAAACTGTGGAGTACCTGAGAACAGTAGGTTCAGAGTACGAATGTGCTGCATCGTAATCTCATATGAGACATACGAAACAGAAGTAAAGTCATAAAGATCGTGAAGGCGTAACTGATAGCGCAAGTCAAACATATTGATTGATGAGTTGGATTGGTCAAATGGAATAACTCCTGTGACAAAGTTTACTGCATCAGGGCAATAAATCCAACGTCTATCAATATCATCTTGAGTAATCATATGCTTCATGAATATCTTTTCAGTACCATCATAATGATAGTCTGCATAAAAAGCCAAAGCATCATCAATACGGTCATCAACTTGGTCATCATCTACGTTAATTTGAATAACTGGATGACCAAGTCTGCGTAGACAGTATTGTTTAAATTCTTCTCTTGATGTTGGCTTTGACATTTTTTATCCTAAAATATATTACTTAATAGACTCTTTAGTTCTAACGCTATCTTCTTTGCAAGAGAAAAAGTAATTCTTTATCTACAGTTGCCCAATTTAAAGAATCTACTTTCCTAGACGCATAAGTTGTTTGAACTGCGGTGTTTATTTCTTCAGTAACACCTTCAGGCCACCAAGCATAAACATCACTATGATATTGAAATCTATATCCTTCAATTTCATGGATATCACCATCTTGAGGTTCTACAGGAAAATTTAGCATAAATTAATTTCTCGGAAAGGCTTGTGTTGGTAAACCTGGAGTATTGGTGCCATTTAGACACATCGTCAAAACACCATTGATTGATCCAGGTGAATATCTTGCCAATGCAGTCACTCTCAAATCTTCTAAGTGACCACACCAATTTGAGGCTATAGATGTAGGGTATTCATACCCAATACGAAAATCACTAATATCACTAAAATTATCACTGGAACTGGCCGCTGCCACAGGTCCATTGGACGCATAAGTTCCATGATTGGCTCCTAATTTATGAGTAATCAAAACTCCGTCTACATATAGAAAATAATCGCCATCTTTACGAACAAATGCCCAATGATTCCATGTTCCAGCAGTTGAAGTAGCTACTGCAACACTAGTTAAAAGTGTTGGTGTAAATGATGTTGTACCAGAACTACGGGCTAATAATGCCCAATATCCACTAGTATTAATTCCTACCCAATAGGTATTTCCGAAATGCACCAGGCACGCCCCAGGAGCCGTCGTTTGTGTTGCTCTACCACCTGCGGTAGCATCTTTCCATTGTGCCCAACCTTCAATTGTAAAATCACCATATCGCGTATCAAGAACTTTCTCAGGTGCATACCCATTATTTCCAGGTAAGTCTATGTAATCATAATTTGGACCAGTTGTACTAGGATTACCAAAACTTATACTACCACCACCCCACTTAGTATATTGATAACTAGGCTTTATAAGACCACTTATCAAATGATTACCAATACCAGCATAATCTTTAAACATAGTATCAAAACGCAGAAGTACCGCGGTATTAGCGTCACGAACAAAGGCTGTAGTAGGAACAGTATATGTTGTTTGATCTATATCGTATCTAGCAATATCACTAATTCTTGTATCGCCAGTGCCAGAATAACCACCGTTCTGTAATTGGTCTCTAGAACCATAAGAATACATTGTTGTAAAAGCCGCTGCTTTAGTAGCCACACGGCTACCATTAATAAACAAACCGTGTTTATTTGTTTTTGTAGGATCATATACAACAGCAATATGATTCCAACCATTCGGAAAAATATTACCAGTGCTGCCAGAACTGTTTATATATTCGTTTATACCTACACCTAGACGGGTTGATCGCCAAAGGAAAGTAACATCACCAAAACTATTTGCAGTTCCAGCATAATTACCTATAAGTTGCCATCCATCTGTGTTGACTGTTGAAGAAGTATAAATCCATGTTGGATTGACAGTAGGTGTAGTTGCATTAGTTGTTGGCGCATAAAACCAACCCTCAATAGTCCAAGGTTTTGCCATCCGATGTATCCAAGTAAGTTCATTACACCGACTAGTGGTATCATTAGAAGCACTCTCTACATACGCGCCGGCATTGGTAGTATCCCACATATCTGTTATCATGCTATTAGATTTATCTACACCAGCACCAATGCCAGTATAAGGACCAAACCCACTTACGAATATTTCCCAGCTAGAAGTATAATTAGCATCCGCTTTATTTCCAGCCCACACTGCTGTTGTAGATAGTCCAGAATAATCTTTTAAAAATGGTCCACAACCGGTTAATAATACCGTATTGGAAATTGATGTTAGAGGTTGTGTTGGAACACGAATTCTATCTGGATTTGAAGATCCTACACTATAAGCACCTGATCCATTTAAAACTCTTATATCCGAAAACCATCCAAGAAAACGAGAATCTGTTCTTACAGCATAAGCAGCATTCATAAAATAAAATTTATTACTACTGGCATTCATACTACCGGAATAAAGTGTTTCGACTCTTTTCACACCGTTTACATATAATGCTAAATTGCCTGAAGTTCTCTGCAAACATATATGTGTCCATGCTCTTTGAGGGAGAATAGATGATGAATCGGATAGAATAACCCTACCAGCAGTAATAATTTGCAAAGAACGTTGTTCATAACGCATAGCAAAACCAGCAGTATCGTTAAAATTTGCTCGGCAATCAAATAAATATATAGGCGTACCTTGTCCTACTGCATATTCTTGTTCATAGTTATGACACGCCCAAAATTCGATAGAAAGATCACCAGTTCCAAAACTAAAACCACTAGCGGTACTAACTGCATAAAGTGCGTCAGTTGATGCGCTAGTACGAACACAACTTATACTATAAGAACCTGAAAATAAACTACGAGTGCTTGGTCTATTAGACCCATAGGTACCTCTGGCGCGAGCGGCTAAAGACATACCTTCATAACCGTCAATAATATATTGAGGTCCTCTAGGTCTTACTTTTTTATCTTTAGTGTCGAGTGTATATAATATAGTATTAGCACTGGCAGTAGCTACATTAGAGAAAAAAGTATTAGAATCGATAGTAAAATCTGCGGTATATCTGGCAACATCACTTAATCTAAATCCAAAAAATCTACTGTTGCGTGAACTATAATTATGATTTCTACCTGCACAAATTATTAATGGACTTGCTGTTTGATTGAAGTTAGCACTTTGAGTATTAGCGAAAACGGTATTGCCATTTATATACATCTTAAATTGACCAGCACCGGTGCCTTCTCTAACTACCGCTATATGATTCCAAGAAGCGGGATTTAATCGTCTACTGGATTGTGCTGAGGCTAATGAAGATGCTCCATTAGCCCATTGTAAATATCCAGAGCCACTCACAACAAGACTCCAACCAGTAGCACCAACAGCCTCTTCATTTAAAGTACCTTTACCTGCTATACCTAAATTTGAGGTTCTAGAATCTGTAGAAGGATAAACCCAACACTCAATAGTAAAAGGATTAGTACCAAATGAAAGACTTTTTGTTGGATGACTGTCTGTATATTGAAAACCTCTATTCACAACTGCCACAGCACAGCTATTTCCACTACCAGTAGGTCTAGGATACTTAGTTATAAATGGGTGGTCTGCCACTTTCTTCACCAAGTAACTGTCACCTTGGTTTATAATTGTTAAACCTTCTCTTTGTTGAGCTGGATTATATGGGTGTGAAAATTCTGTGCCACTAATACTGAGAACGGATCCTGACATGTCTAGTAAAGTTGTAGGGCGAGTAAAGGGAGTAGAAGTATATACGGCGGATGATTTAATTCTTAGATCAAATAAATATCCACCAAAATAAGTAGTGCTACTGTTTGATCTGTCTTTACCAATATACATTG